CTTCGATTGAGCAACACTCAGGATGCGCCCGCTTTGCGACGGGACGAACAGTTCGCGACCATGTTCGCCAGTAACGTAAGGCTGGCCTGCATTGACCGCGCCGCCTGATGCCATGCCGAACATCCCGCCAATCGCACCAGCGATGCCACCGCCACCGACAGACCCGACAAGCTGCTGAACAACCAGAACGCGGAAAAGTTCCTTGATGACGCTCGACGCCATAGACTTAAAGGCATCTTTTGCAGACGCAGTTCCGTCAATAATGCCCATGAACGCGTTTTCCATGCTGCTTTCGACGGTATTAAAAACTGAAGACAAGTCCATCGCCGCGCCCGTCGCCATATCCAACTCTAGTTTGGCTTTTTCCAGTGTGGCGCGCGCTTGATCCGAATTGATATGACCGTAAGCTAGAGCATCATTGACCGTTTTTTGTGCTGCGGCGTACTTATTGGTTGCCGCAATCACAGGATCAAGTTGACCTGCAAGCGAATCATAAGCCTGAATGACCGCTTCCATTTCCTTGATCGTGTTTTCGGTGCCGCCAGTGCCGGAACCTGTGCCTGTGCCTGTGCCTCCATCTTCGTTGAGCCTAGACAGAACCGCATCACGATCAACAATCTTGTCATTAAGGGCATCAAGAGCAAACGAAAGCATGTCAACTTCTTGGTTAATTAGTGCTATTTCATTCAGCCTGTTGTTGATCAAACCCTGATCAGGACGATTAACGTCCTGATAGCTTCGATCATGAAGAATTGCTGCAATCTCCTGATTTAATTTTTCTCGCTCCCTCGTAAGGGACGTAATCTGACCCTGCATCTTAGAAAAATCGGCGTCATCTGAAACATTGAAAATGTTGTCTAGGCTGCTGATTACATCAATTGCGAACGTGTTGAATGTTGTGCGCATTGAGGCGACAAGAGTTTGCCACTGGCGCTTCATCTTTGCGCCCTTTTGAACAATATCTTCGTCCATGACGAGGCCAAGGTCTCGGCCTGACTGCGCCAGCTTATCCATCGCCGCAGCGTTGTTAATGAACAAAGGCGTCAAGGCCGTAGCATCTGACGCAATGGCTTCCATGTAGAACGTCAGTTCAGACTGCGAGACATTCGCGTCCTGAAGCGACTTTACATAAAGCCCAAGAGCCTGATCAGACGAAAGGCCAGCGAACGCGTCTTTCGCAAGGCCGACCTTAGGGGCAATGTTATCAAAGAAATCAACAAGCGGCCCAGCGCCCGTTGCATAGTAATCACCAAACTTGTCGTTCACATCTTTGAGGATGTCGGCAAGTTTTTCTTGCTCGATCCCAACGCTCTTTGAAGCGTGCGCAAGTTCCTGAAACCGCTCGATGCCAGTGCCGGAAACGCGCGCAAGGTTTTCAATTTCAAATGCCATGTTAGTGGCGTCTTTTAGCGTGCGAACCATTGCAGCGCTTGCCGCGCCCAAAGCCGCAGTGCCGCCGAGCCGAGCAGCCGTTGAAGATAACAAGTCAAACGACTTGCTAGTCTTATTCAAGTTCCTCTGAGATTGCTTTGAGAAACGCTCAACCCGACGCTGGTTGCGCTCCATAGCACGCGCGAACTCTTTATCCTTCGCGGACAAAATGATGTTCAACTGCTCTGCACTAATTGCCATCTACTTGCCTCACAAGTTCGCGGTATTGCTCTGAACTCATGGCCTCGGATCCGGGCTTCTTGGGGCTGTGCGCATCTGTCCAGCCTTGGAAAACGAGCCATGTGTCTTTAGGCAGCATATCACGGATTTCCTCAGGGCGTAACCCGATCACAATTCCGTTGGCAATCATGCCGCGAACATTCAATCGGTCTGGCTTAGGTCCGCCTCGGTCTTTTTTTTTGCGTCATCCATTGCGTCAGGCATAAACGCCACGCCAACAACCGCCTGCGCCACCTGATAAAGCCGCATCAGGTCGTCTGGGTTGCACTCAGAAACGATCTTGTCCGCCTCGTGATCTTTCTTTCCGCCGCCCACTAAGCCCAGCGCCACGATGTCACGAACCTCTTTAGATGTCGGCTTTTTACCGCGTCCAAAGAACCCATCCCACAAGTCAAAGATGCCACGGTGCTTATCCTCGAAACGCTCAATCTCACGATTGCGCAAGACAAACGTATAGGAGGCGTCACCGATATACTCAGTGACACCCCCACGCGGCGCTTCTGCCGTGATAGTCATTAGGCTGCCGTGAACGTGACGACGCCATTGCTCTCAAGGCTGATGCTGTAGGTCACACCGCCTTCAGTCTCGCCGCCGAACTCAAGCGACGTGATGCGGAACCCGCCAGCGTATGTACCAAAGTCAGGCACAACGATTTCAAAGTTGCAGGCGTTGTCCGCAGCCATTGCGACTGTGTTCATGCGCGCTTCTGCGGTGCTGTCCTCAAAGAAACCATCGCCGGAGACAGAGACATTTTTCAGACCTGCCAGCGTTTCAGTCCACAGAGCGCCCCCGGGCGTCGTGCAGTCTGGCGTAGTCACGTCGATGGACGA